CTCTCTCCAACTTAACCTTAAGGAGATGTACCATGGCCACGAAAAGCGAAGGCGCATACGAATCCGGCGTGCGGGAAGTAATTCCCGGCAACGGCGGACGCGTATGGAAGATCTATGGTATCCGTGGGTATGCCACCATTGCCGCGCGTAAGCACGGCTTGATGACGCCCACTGATAACGAAGCTCTTGACAAGCTCACTGATAGTGAGATTGACGCCTTATTCACGCTCGTTCGTGACCTGGCGCACCTCCCACCGGCTTAGTTGGAGGAGAGGGCTCTCTAGACCTGCGACGCAGGTCTCCCTTCATGTGGATCTATTATGGCAAGACTTAATCCAGAACGCACAATCGCCTTCAACAGAAACTGGGGTGTATACCCCGGGGGATCGCTTAAAGAAGTTTGGGTATCGAATCGTCAATATTCGGGCAGTAAAACCCCGAATTTTGAGACTTACGCTACCCAACATCGTAAGCTTCCTCCTTTAGCTTATGTTGTTGACTATTGGACGGCCACGAACTCTACGGCGACTGCTTGGGCGAAATACCCTCAGTCCAACCCCGAGACCGTGCTGGCAGGCTATTACCAAGATAGAACCACTTCGGCGTATATCGATACTTTTTCGACAGACGCTGAAACGAAGGCAAAGGCGCTAGGGCGTTTAGCTGATAATGTTAAGAATCTCAAGGTGAACCTTGCACAGGCTTTTGCCGAACGCAAGCAAACCGTGGGACTCGTGGCATCGTCAGCGACCCGTATCGCCCAGGCGGCTCTCGCTCTTAGGCGAGGCCGACTTGGTGACGCGGCTAACGCTCTCAAGGTCCGTTACGACCCGAAACTTGCTCGTGAAGTGACCAATTCACGTCGTCTTGGGAGAAATACCCTTGCTGACTATTGGCTCGAATTGCAATATGGGTGGAAACCCTTACTGCAAGACGTATACGGCGCGACTGAGCTTTTGGCCGACCACATCCGGAACGATTTCTATCATCACCGCGCTATCGGCAAAGCCGAGACGCGAGATGAGAGGAAAACGTTTTGGATTAATGACGGATTCTATCCTTTCCAAGACTACCCCACTGGGGTGGCTACTTGTATAGATAGGGGGAAGTATACCATTTTTTATCGAATGGATAGTGCTTCCCGACAAGCGCTAGCGTCGACGGGTCTTAGTAATCCTGCTCTTCTTGCTTGGGAGCTGCTTCCATACTCATTTGTCGTCGATTGGTTTTTACCGGTCGGCAACTATCTTGAGCAACTCGATGCCTTTTCAGGCTTCGAGCTGGCTTATGGAATCTACTCTCATCACAAGCGGAGCTGGGGTTACTACGACCTACATCAAGATATCCTCGGCCCTCAAGGCGCGGGTACCTATGTTAGGAGACAACTCAGCGCGTCTTCGTCCTCTGGACGTCTGACACGCGAAGTTCTCAGTTCTTTTCCGTCGGCAGTTCTGCCGTCGTTCAAGAACCCTATCTCGGTTACTCATGCTCTGAATGCCTTGGCTCTCTTGACTTCCGCGTTCTCCAGCAATGGAAGACGAGTCCGCTAAATCAACCTCTTCGGAGACTTCATGGCAGCTTTTGCCAATTTGGTCCTGGCCGACGGCCAGGCTACTCCCGTGAATAAGACATTCACGCCCACGGGCCTTGTCCCTCGCCCGAAATGGCAGGACAAGACAGGCGGCATCGCCATCGGCATGCCCGAGGTGACTCTTTCGGACAAGATGTCTGACTCGGTCGACGGATCCTACAAGATCCGCGCCGAAGTCAAGCTTCCTGTCCTTGAAGTCATCTCAGGTGCTGACGCTGGCTACACGCCTTCGCCCAAGGTGGCTTACACCTGTTGGGGTATCGTGGAATTCACGTTCCCGAAGCGTTCGACGCTGCAGCAACGGAAGGACATCCAGGCGTTCACGAAGAATCTTCTTCTTGACGCCGTGATGTCCACCGCTGTCCAAAACTTCGAACTGCCCTACTAAGGCACCAACCAGGAGAACTTATGCACTTCAGGCAGGGTCTAACCCTACTAAAGAGCACTCGCAAGAAAGTCGGTTTCGCTCGGGATGCAAATCCCCGCTTATCCGATCGTGTGACGTCCTTCCTCCCAGAGGGGACGTTTCTCTTGCTCTGCGAAGCAGCTAATACGCCAATCTCGCTCGGGCTCTGGCTCCGTTTCAAATATCGTGAGTTCCGGCAGCTGGTTGAATACCAGTTGCCGATCTCCGACTATTTGCAGGGTCAGGTCCGAGCTTTTGAAGCGGATTACCTGTGCGCAAGTTACTTATCGAAGTACAATGATTTCGATACCGGTATTGATACCCGTCGCGTAGCCATTGAAAAATGGTTCGAGGCGGAGGAGCAGTGCCGTCTGACAAATCAACGTTTCCGAGACCGAATGTCTGGGACTAGCTTGGCTAGCGCCCGCGTGGAGAGCGTGCTTTCGTACGCCTCACGAAAAATACATTCGATTCTTGGTCCGATTGAGTCACTTGACCTTTCGCAGGCTGGTTTCGGTCCAGGTGCGGACACTGCCACCCGAGGGGGTTCTACCTCCTCGTATGACAAGTGGTTGCATTCTGGAACCGCAACACCTGGAATTCTCGAGCTGTCGCAAGGATACCTAGCGGATGTCCTTGCTTCTGATAAAATTGAACACTGCGAAGTGGTCAATTTCTCGAAATTCGCCGTTGTGCCTAAGAACGCGAAAACTGATCGTGCTATCTGCATCGAGCCCAGGTGGAACATGTTTGTTCAACTTGGGATCGGTAGATATCTCGAACGAAGGCTTCGCGCCTTCGGTCAGTCTATTCGCGATCAGACACGAAATCAGTCTGCCGCCAGACGAGCTTATTCCGACGGTCTCGCGACCGTTGATTTAAGCTCCGCAAGCGACACGATTGCTAAGTGTCTCGTACTCGATCTCCTCCCGGAAGACTGGTTCGACGTTTTAGCCAAAGCTAGAACGCCGAATGTTCTCATCGAGGGCCGTAAGGTCCTTCTTGAGAAGTTCTCTGCGATGGGGAACGGGTATACCTTCCCTCTTGAGACAATTATTTTCTTCGCACTTAGCGAAGGAGTAGTTGCCACAGGGAGCGGTCGGCTTCACGACGTTGAGGTCTACGGTGACGACATCATAGTTCCTTCACAGGATTACGATGCCCTTGTCGAAGTCTTCACGTATTGTGGCTTTAAGCTCAATCAACGAAAAAGCTATTCCTCCGGCTTGTTTTACGAGTCGTGTGGAACAGATTATTTCTGTGGGAAGAACGTTAGGCCCGTTTATCTTAAGGAGCCAGTTCATGACATTGAAGGAGCTTTTCGATTGGCTAACCAAATTGTCGAGTTCGCTCGCCGCCGTGATGGCTATCACGGTGCGTGCTCTCGCTATTTTGGCGCTTATCGTTTTGTCGTTGATAGGATCCCAAAAGACTTTCGTCTGTTCGGGCCCTTCGACGTCGCCGGTTGTATCGCAGCACCCTTCGATCAATCCGCCCCCTCCAGGGGCGGATTCAAAGACGGATGGCAAGGATACAATATCCGGGTCCTTCAACCCCTTTCTCGAAAGAGTATTGGTTATGATGGAGAAGCTCATCTTTTAGATAAGCTCTCTAAACCTAACCAAAACGGGGACTACGTCGTGAGACGTGGTATCATGGGCTGGACCCTCAAGACGGTTTACGTGTTGAGGTATTCGGACTTCTCTTGGTCCTAACACGAC